CTGTTGTACCATACGGATTTAATCCTTATGATGCACCAGTTGCAGGTGATCTTGACAATGTTATAACCACAATGAAGTATAGCAGAGCTTCTTTATATGGTACACAACTTGGTAAATATCCATCTGGTGTTGTATTTGATGCAATTCCAATTACAGATGCTGAATTGGTTGCTTTATATCCAACTGCTTCAGTCGGAGTAGAAACATATAATGACAATATTCAATATTTTGCTCCAGTTCCAAGTGGTGCAACTAATGGCAATAACGTTGGATTTGCTTTGGATGATGTAATTGTTGGAAGTGGTACTGGTTCAATACTTGCCGCAAGTTTGAGTGGTAGCATTCCAAGTACACCAACTGCTTCTGAAACAACTTATGTTAAACTACGTAAGTTTGTTCTTGGATTCCAAGGTGGATTTGATGGTCAATCACCAACAATTCCAATTAATGTTGGAAGTTCAATTATTCCAGGTAATACTCAAGGTCTAGATTGTACAACAATTTCTAGTGCAGGTTCAGTAGCATACAAACAATGTATTGGTGCTCTTGGAAATGCAGATGAATTTGATATCAACTTGATTGCTCTACCAGGTATTTTCAATCAACATCATTCATATGTAACAACATTGACAATTGATATGTGTGAAGCCCGTGGTGATTGTTTCTATATCATGGATAACGTAACATTCCCTTCAAGTAATCAAAGTGTAGGATTGATTGATGCTGCTATAAGTAATGTGTCTACAATTGACAGTAACTATGTAGGTACTTATTATCCTTGGGTTAAGATCATAGATACTAACACCAATAAGATTATAAGTGTACCGCCTTCAGTAGTATTACCAGCAGTTTATGCTGCTAATGATAAAGCAAGTGCAGAATGGTTTGCTCCCGCCGGTTTAAACCGTGGTGGTATTACACAAGCTGTACAAACACTTGATAGATTGACTCATTCAGAACGTGATACACTTTATGAAGGTCGTGTAAATCCAATCGCCGCATTCCCAGGCCAAGGTATCTGTGTATGGGGACAAAAGACTCTACAAGTAGAATCAAGTGCTCTAGACAGAATCAACGTTCGTAGATTGTTGATTAACTTGAAGAAGTATATTGCTTCAACTAGTAAGTACCTTGTCTTTGAACAAAACGTAGCTGCTACACGTAACCGTTTCTTGAGTATTGTTAATCCATACTTAGAAAACGTACAACAACGTAGTGGATTGTACGCCTTCCAAGTTAAGATGGATGATACAAATAATACACCTGACATTGTTGATAGAAATATCCTATACGGTCAAATCTATCTACAACCAACTAAGACAGCTGAATTCATAGTACTTGACTTCAACCTATTACCAACAGGCGCTACATTCCCTAATGCCTAATCTGTAAATAATTCATAAAACCCCTGCTTAGAAATAAGCGGGGGTTTTTTCTTTACTAAATCTATTTATACTATACAATGATTAAGCTGACGGATTTATTATTAGAAGCTCAATTGACTTCAAGTGAGCAGGATATGGATTTTTATGCTAAAAAGTATAAGAAAACCATTGATTATTTACGTACCAAGAACAAAGTACTATTGCTTACAACCAGTAATAGATGGAGTGGACATAAAGATGATATTGCTAAAAGTACACAACTTGCATTTAAAATACAAGAATTATTAGGTAAAGAAAAAGTAACTTTGATTGATACAACCAAGTTAAACATATTTCCGTGTGAGGGTAACGTATCATCTAAATGGGGAAATCATTGTGGAACAAAAGATTCTTCCTTAAAAGATAAAGAGAAAAATCCTACAGGCGAACATCGTTGTTGGGCTAGTATAAATAATAAAAGTGATGAATTATGGAAAATAAGTAAAGAATTATTTGAAAGTGATACCGTTTTGTTTTTTGCTAGTGTGAGATGGGGTCAAACCAACGGTTTTTATCAGAAATTAATTGAGAGATTGACTTGGATTGAGAACAGACATTCTACTTTGGGAGAAAAAAATATAGTAAAAAACATTGACGCAGGTTTTATTGCAGTTGGACAAAATTGGAACGGAACAACTGTTACAAAAACACAAAAAGATGTACTTCAATTCTTTGGATTCAAAACTCCAGATGAATTATTCTGGAATTGGCAATTCACTGATAACCCTCTTGATGAAACATCTAGATCTTATAAAAAAGCAATCACTGTATTTGATAACACATTTGAAATATGAATAAATTAACTCAATTTTTAGTAGACGGTATATTAAATGATCCAAAGCCAACCTTAAATGAAGGTGGTGCTTATGGTCATTTAGCACATCCATATGAAGATATGGAATTAACTTTCCAAGACTTAAGAAAAATGGTAGATCAAGCGTTGATTGGCAATTTAAAAGCGTTTGAAAAAACAGATGGTCAACAACTATCTTTTACATGGAAGGATGGTCAATTGAGACTCGCAAGAAACAAAGGACATTTAAAAAATCAAGGACAAAATGCGTTAACTAAAGATAGTATCAAAGTGATGTTCTCAGATAAACCACAAAACATTCAAGATGCTTTTGGCTTTGCAGTTGAAGATCTTTCTAATGCATTATCAAAAGTTTCACAAGAAGAATTGAATCAAATGTTTGGTAATGGTAAAAAGTTTGCTAGTGTTGAAGTAATTTATCCGGCTACAAAGAATGTAATTCCATACAATTTAAGTATGTTAGTATTTCATGGAATAATTGAATACAATGATTTGGGTGAACCAATTGCGGGTGGTGATGCAGAATCTGGAGTTATACTTGGTAATTTAATTAAAAACGTTAATTCTGATGTACAAAATACATTTACCATCAGAGGACCAAACCAGTTGTTACTATCCAAAGTAAAGAATTTACCGTTAAAACAAAAACAATTTATGTCAATGATTGATCAATTACAAGGATCATTCAGTGACCAAACACAAATTATTGAGTATCATAAAAATTGGTGGAATAATTTCATCAGAGAAAAAGCAGATTCATTTGGATATGCAATTTCACCTGATGTATTGAATTTATTGGTTAAGAGATGGGCTGAATTTGATAAAAGTGTTAGCATAAAAAACATTTTAAAACAAATTAATAATGAAGAATTTAAGAATTTTGTTAGTGCATTTGATAAAGAAAGTCATGAACAACAATATAAAAATAACATCAGACCATTTGAAGAAATTTTCTTAAAATTAGGAGTTGAAGTATTAAAGAATGCAGCTGGATATATGGCAGCATCACCAGATGATGCTGCAAAACAGATAGCAAATGATGTATTAATTCAAGCAAAATCACTTAAATCAAAAGGAGCAACACCAGAACAATTAAATAAATTGAAGAATGAATTGCAAAGATTAAAAATAATTGGAGGGTTGGATAAGATTGTAGGATCAGAAGGATTAACTTTTTATTATAATGATAAAATTTATAAATTGACCGGCCTTTTTGCTCCTGTTAATCAAATTTTAGGATTATTAAAATATCAAAGATAAATTTAGTTATATATAATATAAAGGTTATTTAATCATATGAAAAAAGCATCAGGTAAAAGTAATTTATCCATTGTAAGAGACTATATGGATGGAAATAGACCATTTATTCAAGTCGGTTATGATCCAAATTTAAATAATAATAAGAGAAAAGAAGGTGAAATTTGGGAAGATAGTCAAGGCAGTAAATGGATCTGGAAAAATGGTAGCAAGATAAAAGTACCTAAAATTGCAAAAATTATAATTGAACAAAGATGTAATATTTGCAATGCAGATACTAAATGGGGAAATTATTTGGATCAAAAAGTTTATCCAAAAACAGGCAGATGTTATGACTGTAACATTGCTTTTGATAGTAAATTAAAAATTCTTGGTGTATTTGAGGATTATGAAAAGCATAAAATTTATAAAAGTATGTTTTCAGAGATGAATGACTTTAAGCAACAGATGGAAGAAAGTATTACTTATCTTGAATCTGATAATTCTATGCCTAAATTACAATATTTCAATGAAGATGGTTCACAAGAATTTTGGACAGATGATACTGACATGAAAAGTAAAGTACTAACTGATCTTAAAAAGGATCTGATAAATGTTGTTGAAAGAATTGATGAACTGAATACAAAGATCAGTAAATTAAAATATGATTCATCTATTGAAGAAAAAGCAAAACAGATGACGTTAGAAAAACTCAATAGTCAAGATCAATGAGTGTACAGAAAACGTTAAAAGATGTAATTAAGGATGAGTACAAGAAATGTCTTGTAGAACCTATGTATTTCATGAAGAAATACGTAAAGATTCAACATCAAACAAGAGGTATTATTCCATTTGAATTGTATCCCTTCCAAGAAGACACACTGCAAGATTTCATTGATCATGACAGAAATATTGTATTAAAATCCCGTCAAATGGGTATTTCTACACTTGTTAGCGCATATGCTTTATGGACAATGATATTTCATCCAGGCAAAAACGTATTAATTTTATCTACTGTACAAAATACATCAAAAGAAATTGTATCAAAAATAAGACTTGCAAATAATAGTCTTCCTAGTTGGTTAAAAGTACCAACAGTTGAAGATAATAGATTATCGTTAAAGTTTAAGAATGAATCAAGAGTTCTTGCAGCATCTTCAGCTGCTGATAGCGCACGTGGTTTTAGTTCATATCTACTGGTAATGGACGAATGTGCATTTATTGAAAATGCAGAAGAAGTTTGGACATCTGCTCAACAAACAATGGCTACTGGTGGTAGAGCTATTTTATTAAGTACACCAAATGGCGTTGGAAATTTCTTTCATCAAATGTGGGTTGATGCAGAATCAAAGAAAAACACATTTAAAACAATCAGATTAAAGTGGGATAAACATCCAGAAAGAGACCAATCATGGAGAGATAAACAAACCGCAGAATTAGGTATTAAACGAGCTTCACAAGAATGTGATACTGAATTCTTGTCTTCAGGTAATACAGTAGTTGATACCGCAATTATTGAACACTACAGACACAATAAATGTAAACAACCAGTAGAAATGCGTGGCGGTGATCATGGATATTGGATATGGGAATATCCTGATTATACTAGAGATTATATTGTTAGTGCAGACGTTGCTAGAGGTGACGGTGGTGATTATAGTGCATTTCACGTTATTGATGTTGAAACTATGACACAAGTTGCTGAATATAAAGGATTAATAGGTACTAAAGACTATGGTAATATGTTGGTTACAGTGGCTACAGAGTATAATAATGCTTTATTGATTGTAGAAAATGCGAATATTGGTTGGGCAGTATTACAACAAATAATAGATAGACAATATCCAAATACGTTCTATAGTAGTGCAGACTTACAATATGTAGATGTTGAACGACAATTGACTAATAAAATTAACAGAGATGAAAAGAAGATGATTCCTGGATTTACTAATAGTCAAAAGACTAGACCATTATTGATATCAAAGTTAGAAACTTATTTTAGAGAAAGATCAGTGGATGTAAGATCTATTAGATTTATGGATGAATTGTCAGTGTTTATCTGGGACGGTAATAAAGTAGCAGCGATGAAAGGTTATAATGATGATTTGGTAATGGCAATGAGTATTGGTTTATGGGTAAGAGATACTGCATTAAAACTAAGACAACAAAGTATGGAATTAAATAGATCAATGTTGGGTGGTATTACAAGAATTGGTGGATCTCAAAATGTTTATAAATCTCAAACTGTTAGTAGTCAAGAAGCATGGCAAATGAAAACAGGAAAAACTACAGATAAAAAAGAAGACCTAACTTGGTTATTGTAACATATTTATATATATAAAACTATGGCAAACGAAGAATTTCAAATTTTAAAACAAAGATCTTTATATTCAAAGTTAAAGAGACTTTTTTCAACCGATGCGGTAATCCGTAATGTTGGTGGCAAGAAGTTAAAAGTGGTAGATACAGATGAAGTGATGTATGCTACTGACCGCAATACACTTAGAGATCGTTTTAACAGAGTTAGAACATCTTCATATAATCAATATAGTAGAGACTTTACATTAAGTTATCAAGCTGCTCGTATTGAATTATTCCGTGATTACGACACGATGGATATGGACCCGATTATATCATCTGCGTTGGATATTTATGCGGATGAATGTGTTACCAAAAATGAATTGGGTGAAATTCTTATAATTCATTCAAGTAATGATAACATCAAACAAATTCTTTATAATTTGTTTTATGACATTCTTAATATTGAATTTAATATGTGGAGTTGGACTAGAAATCTTGTAAAGTACGGTGATTTCTATTTAAAAATGTATATTAGTCCAGAATATGGCGTATACATGGTAGAACCTATTAGTGCATATAATGTTACCCGTGTAGAAAATAGTGATTTAACAAACAAGAACTATGTTAAGTTCCAAATCAATTTGCCAGAAGGTGGAAGATTGGAAGAATTGGAAAATTATCAAATTGCGCATTTCAGAATGTTAAGTGACAGTAATTTTATTCCATACGGTAAGAGTATTATTGAAGGTGGTAGAAGAGTATGGAAACAATTATCATTGATGGAAGACGCAATGTTAATTCACCGTGTAATGCGTGCTCCAGAAAAGAGAATTTTCAAGGTTGATGTTGGTAATATTCCGCCGGGTGAAGTAGATCAATATATGCAAAAGTTGATGGATAAGATGAAAAAGGTTCCATATATTGATGAAAAGACAGGTGATTATAATTTAAAATTTAATTTACAAAACATGGTAGAAGACTTTTATCTACCTGTCCGTGGTAGTGACAGTGGTACTAGTATTGAACCATTGAGTGGTATGGAATTTACTGGTATTGATGACATTCAATACTTGAGAAACAAGATGTTAGCCGCATTAAAGATTCCAAAAGCATTTTTGGGTTATGAAGAAGATTTGAGTGGTAAAGCAACACTTGCAAGTGAAGATATAAGATTTG